AAAATAGAAGCAGAAGAAGCTATAAAACGAGAACTATCTCAATTTTTTGCGTTTGAAGTACCAGGTTATAAATTTACTCCTGCATTTAGAAATCGGTTTTGGGATGGAAAGATTTATTTGTTTTCTTATGCAAAAGGAACAATCTATGTAGGCCTTTACCCTTATATTTTAAAATGGTGTGAAGATAATAATGTACAAGTCGTTGATGGCACTAAAATCAAAAAAAATGACGTAAATCCTAAATCTATTGATACTTTTATAAGAGCTTTAAAGATACCGTTAGAACTAAGAGATTATCAAAAGGAAGCGTTCAGACATGCACTGGAAGTCAATAGATGTCTCCTATTGTCTCCTACAGCGTCTGGTAAATCATTAATTGTTTATCTACTGGTAAGATTTAATCTATTACGACTTAAAGACAAATCTAATAATAAGATTCTTATAATTGTACCTACTACATCGTTAGTAGAACAGTTATTTAAAGACTTTAAAGACTATGGTTGGAAACCTGATAAACATGTACATCGTATCTATCAAGGCCATGAAAAAGAAACAAATAAAAACGTAGTTATATCTACTTGGCAATCAATCTATAATATGCCAAAGAATTGGTTTAAAGAATTTGGTGTAGTCATAGGTGATGAATGCCACCTATTTAAAGCCGTTTCTTTAACTAAGATAATGACTAAATTAGAAGATTGTAGATTTAGAATAGGTCTTACAGGTACACTTGATGGCACTAAAACTAATAAGTTAGTATTAGAAGGCCTGTTTGGTGCTGTAAATAAAGTTACATCTACATCTGAATTACAAGAAAGAAAACAACTTGCTGATTTAAAAATTATTTGTTTAGTATTACAACACGATAAACACTCTAAAGAATTTATTAAAAATAAATCATATCAAGAAGAAATGGATTTTTTAGTTTCCAATGAAAAAAGAAACAAGTATATACGAAATTTGTGTTTAAATTTAGAAGGTAACTCATTAGTATTATTTCAATATGTAGAAAAACATGGAATGATATTAAAAGAGTTAATAGAAGAAAAAGCAGAAAATAAAAAAGTGTTTTTTGTATATGGTGGAGTAGAGGCCGAAGAAAGAGAAAAAATTCGTTTTATAACTGAAAAGTCTGATAACGCTATTATTATTGCTAGTTATGGTACATTTAGTACTGGTATTAATATTCGTAATTTACATAATATAGTTTTTGCTAGTCCAAGTAAATCTCGTATAAGAAATTTACAATCTATTGGTAGAGGATTAAGACTTAAAGATAATAACTCTAGCGCTACACTTTATGATATCTCAGATGATTTATCAATAGATGGAAAAGAAAATTACACACTGGCGCACTTTAGAGAACGTATTAATCTTTATACTTCTGAAAACTTTTCATATACAATTCATAATATAGAATTACATAAATAATATTATGGTCAATGAAATAAAAATCATTAAACTAATAAATGGTGATGATATAGTTTGTGGTTTACCGTTAGATCAATTATCTGAAAAATCTCCATTACTTCGAATTGAAAAACCATTACAGATTAAATATATTTCTCAATTAACATCTAGGGGATTAAAAGATTATATTGCTTTAATTAAATGGACAGCCTACACCAATGACCAGATTATAACTATTCCAAAAGATAAAATTATTACTATAACTACTGCAACAGATGAGTTAATTAAAAGTTATAATGATGTTGCTAAAAAATATGAAAATATTTCAATTCCGAAAAGAGAAGATTATGATATGGAAGAATTGTCAGAAGAAGAAAATGATAAATTTAATGAATTATGGGATAGCTTTCGGGATATTAAAAAGATATTACATTAACTCTTACTCTATTACTCGTCATCGCACTACATGCTCAGTATACACCTAAAAATACAAAAAGTCAACCATTTTTAAAACGGAAAATTTTTAAATCAATGTATAGCTAACTGATTGACAAAAAACACAAACTATAGTATATTAATATAATGACAACATCTAAAAAATTAAAAGAACATTACGTCAGTAATAAAGAATTTTTAGCGGCAATGATTGAATATAGAAAATCAGTCAATAAAGCAAAAAAATTAGGACAATCAAAACCACCAGTATCAAATTATATTGGTAATTGTTTTTTAAAGATTGCAAATCATTTATCGTATAGACCAAATTTTATAAACTATACATTTAGAGATGACATGATATCTGATGGTATAGAAAACTGTTTACAATATTTGGATAACTTTAATCCAAATAAATCAAATAATCCATTTGCTTATTTTACACAAATTATTTACTACGCATTTATAAGAAGAATACAAAAAGAAAAAAAACAAGTTACAATTAAACATAAAATATTATTAGATTCTAATTTTGATGATATGACTTTACAACCAGGTGAAGATAGAGAGTTTACAAATCAATTTACTGAATTTTTGAAAAAAAACATGCCAATTGAAGAATTACCAAAGATTGAAAGTATTACGGCTCATAGAGAAATGAAAAAAGAAAAGTTAAAAGTAAAAAAGAAAAAACGAGTTCGTAAAAGTATATTAGACAAATTTATAAATTAACATGAAAATTGTTTTATTGAACGATACCCATTTTGGTTGTCGTAATGATTCGCCTGCGTTTATTGATTATCAAAATAAATTTTTTGATGAACAATTTTTTCCTTATTTAGAAAAAAATAATATAAAAACACTTATTCATTTAGGTGATGTTGTAGATAGACGTAAGTTTATTAACTTTCAAGTAGCTCATAATTTTCAAAAAAAATTTTGGAAAAGACTTTGGGATTTAAAAATAGATACTCATGTTATTTTAGGCAATCACGATACTTATTATAAAAATACAAACGAAGTAAATTCGGTAGAACAATTAGTTACTACATTTGATGGTATTAATGAACCTTGGATTTATACAGGACCTAAAACAGTAAACTTTGATGGACTTGATATATTATTTTTACCATGGATTTGCGATGCAAACTTAGAAGAATCTATACATGCGATAGATGATTCTACAGCACAAATATGTATGGGTCATTTAGAGATTAAAGGATTTGAGATGAATAAAGGTCATGTTAACGAACAAGGTTTAGAAAAAGAACAATTTAAACGATTTGAAAAAGTATTATCTGGACACTTTCATAAAAAGTCAGACGATGGACACATTTATTATTTAGGAACACAATATGAAATGACGTGGGCAGATTATCAATGTCCAAAAGGATTTCATATATTTGATACTTCTACAAGAGAAATTGAACGTATATCAAATCCATTATCAATATTTAAAAAAATTATTTACGATGATACAAAAGAAGATTATACAGTCAAAGATTTAAGTAGTTATGAAAACTGTTTTATTAAACTGTTCGTATCACAAAAAACAAAACCCGACATGTTTGATAATTTAATAGAAAAACTTCAAAATCAAATTAACGTACATGAATTAAATATTATAGAAGATTCAAGTAATGATTTAACAATGTCAGTAAAAGAAAATATATTAGAACAGGGTGAAGATACATTAACATTTTTAAATAATTATATAGATCAAATAGATACAAAATTAGATAGAAACAAACTTAAAAATTATGTTAAAGAATTATATATTGAGGCAAACGAATGATAGTTTTTCGTAAAATCACTTGGAAAAATTTTCTATCTACAGGTAATCTACCGATAGAAATAAACTTAAATAAAACTCCTTTAACTTTAATTATAGGTACAAACGGCGCAGGCAAATCTACTTTATTAGACGCATTATGTTTTGCTTTGTTTAATAGACCTTTTAGATTAATTAAAAAAGAACAAATCGTTAATACTATAAATGATAATGATACAGTGGTTACATTATATTTTACAATTGGTACAAAAGAATATAAAATCATTAGAGGTATCAAACCAACGATATTTGAAATTTATTGTGATGGCGATTTAATAAATCAAGAAGCATCTAGTATTGATTATCAAAATTATTTAGAAAACAATATATTAAAATTAAACTACAGATCATTTGTACAAGTTGTTATATTAGGTTCTTCTTCCTACGAACCATTTATGAGATTGAGACCTAGACATAGACGTGAGGTCGTAGAAGAAATATTAGATATAAAAGTATTTGGTAATATCGATGTATTATTAAGAAATCAACAAACAACATTAAATGAAACTATAACCGATTTAAAACATAAGTGTGATTTAATAGAATCTAAGTATGAAATAGAAACAAAACATTTTAATGAATTACAAAATAGAGATACTGATGAAAAAGATTCGAAAAAAGATACATTAGATAAAAATAAAAAAGCATTAACTAAGTATTTAAATGATATAAATTTATTAAATGATGAAATAGATAAGTGTACCATTCTATTAACAGAACAAGATAAAGTAAACAAAAAAGCAAGTCAATTATCCAAATTAGAAGCAAAAATAGAAACAAATTTATTAAATCATAAACGATCTTTAGAGTTTTTTAAAAATAATGATAGTTGTCCAACATGTACTCAGACAATTAATACAAATTTTAAAAACAAAAAATTAGAACAAGAAACACAAACAATATCCAAATTAGATGAAGGATTGAAAGATTTGTTATCCGAAATAATTAAAACAGAAACAAAGATAAATGAATTTAATGCTATATCAGATAAAATAAAAGATTTAAATATTCAAGTTATAAAAACAAATACTTCTATAGATGAATTGAAAAAATATACAAATAAAATACATGAAGAAATATTATTATTAGAAAACAAAACAATCAATACAAATAATATACAAGAACAACTTAATCAATTAAAAATAGATTTAGAAACAAACAAAAAAGAATTAGAAAAAATTACAGAAGAAAAACAATATATTGATGTATTAAGAGAATTACTTAATGATAAAGGTGCGAAAGCTATGATTATTAAAAAATATATACCGATTATGAATACATTGATTAATCAGTATTTACAAGCAATGGATTTCTTCGTATCATTTCATTTAGATCAAGAGTTCAATGAAACTGTTAAAAGTCGTCATAGAGATAATTTTGATTATAACAATTTCAGCGAAGGTGAAAAACTAAGAATAGATTTGGCATTAGTTTTTACATGGAGAGCAATAGCCAAAATGAAAAACAGTACAAATACTAATCTATTAATATTAGATGAAATATTTGATAGTAGCTTAGACAATCAAGGAACAGATGATTTCTTTAAGATACTTAAAACATTAACAAAAGAAAATGTTTTTATTATATCACATAAGGGTGATATATTATTTGACAAATTCACCAATATCATTAAATTTGAGAAGGAACAAAACTTTACAAGGTTACAAAATGTCTAAAGAATTAATATTGATACCACCAACAGACCCAAGAGTACAAACAGCAGTAGCGCCATTTACAGATGATATGTTAAAAGAACATGGATTTAAAGATCGAAAAGAATTAACAAATACTATGTTTGATACAATGTTTAAATATGGAGGATTAGGTTTATCAGCAAATCAAGTAGGTCTTCCATTCAATATGTTTGTGTTTGGCGGACACCCACAATTAGAACAAGGTAAAAAAGTAGCAGTATTTAATCCTATAATTATCAGTTCTAGTAAAGAAGAAGTATTAATGAAAGAAGGTTGTTTAACTTTTCCATTTTTATTTTTAAGTTTAAAAAGACCAAGAAAAGTAGTAGCTAAATTTGAAGACGAAGATGGTGTATTAAAAGAAGCTCATTTAGATGGTATGATGAGTAGAATATTTCAACATGAATACGAACACATGTTAGGTCGATTATTTACTGAAAGAGCAAGTAAATTAAAACTTCAACTTGCTTATGAAAAAGCACAAAAAGATATTAAAAAAGTACAAAAAAGAAAGGAGTTAGCAAATGGCTAGTAATAGAGAAGAAGATTACAAACCTAAAATGTCACAAGAAGAACGAGATAAACTTATGCAAGAGTTTTTAGCTAAAGGGGGTCAGGTTAAAAAAATAAAACCTGGTATTGCCGAAGGCGCTGGTTCTCTTAATAAAAGTAAAAGTTTACAATGGTCTCAAAAAGAAATTTTAGGACAAGAAAACAACGAAAAATATTTACCTAGTAAAGAAGATGTATAAACCATATACAATGAAAGACGTTTTAACGTCTGCTGATAGAAAACTGTTTACAGTAATATCTACCTTTGCCGGTGGTGGCGGTTCTTCTACAGGCTATAAACTAGCAGGTGGAAACATATTAGCTGTAAATGAGTTTGTAGATGCAGCTGTTGAAACGTATAAAGAAAACTATCCAGATACTCCAGTAATTAAAGAAGATATAAAAAAATTAACAGGTGAAGAATTTTTAAAGATTGCTAATATTAAAAAAGGTGAATTAGATATATTAGATGGTTCTCCACCATGTTCAGCTTTTAGTATTGCAGGTAAACGAGAAAAAGGTTGGGATAAGAAAAAGAAATATTCAGATAAAAAAGAAGTAGAAAATATAGAAGATTTATTTTTTGAATTTACAAGAATTGCTAAAGATATACAACCTAAAATTATAGTAGGTGAAAATGTTGCAGGTATTACAATGGGTGAAGCAAAAGAATATTTTAATCGTATAGTAAATGAATTTTCAACTATAGGTTATGAAGCAGTAGGTAAAGTATTAAATTCTGCTGATTATGGAACACCACAAGCAAGACAAAGATGTTTTTTTGTTGCTATTAGAAATGACGTAATGGAAAAAATAGGATTAAACTTTATGAGTATGGAAAGTCAATTATATCCATTACCTACAGGAAAACAAATTACATTAAAAGAAGCAATAGACAATATTCAAAACGATTCAGAAGAAGAAAAAATGTTATTAGACTTTGTACAAGGTTCATTTCAAAAGAAATGGATAGAGTTATTAGAGTTTAATCCAACAAAACATTTAAAACCATCAGACCCAAAATATATAGACATCAATCCAAAACAATCTATGTTTAATATGATAAGACCTTGTCCTGATTTACCTAGTCCTACTATTACACAAGCAGGTCAAAAAATGGGTCTATCTGGTGTATTTCATTACGCTAAAAATCGTAAATTAACTATACCTGAATTAAAGAGAGTTATGGGGTTACCTGATGATTTTAAACTATCAGGAAAGTTCGATCAACAGGCGGAAAGAATAGGGCGTATGGTCGCACCATTATGTATGAAGAGCCTCGCTGAAACACTCTATAACAATGTTTTAAGGCCATTTTACGGTCAGGATTAGATAATATTTAAACAGGTTTGTCTTAATTTTGACACAATCTATAATAAGTTATTGATTTTAAACACTTATGATTTGGTATATAACTATTGAGTTTTTAAATATCACCTGTTATTATAGATAATATGATTAAATCAAATAATATAAATTTAAATTCAAAATCTCAATTAGCGAAATTATTTGCAACTGAAAATTTATCTGTAGAACATAATAATGTAAAAACGGCATCATTTGATTTATTGAATAGAGTATTAACATTACCTATATTTAAAAATCCTCATGGTGATGTTTATGACATGTTAACTGCCCATGAATGTTCACACGCTTTACACACACCTATGTCATCTTGGAAAAAACTATCCGATGAGAAATTTAGATTTTATGTTAATATATTAGAAGATACCAGAATTGACAAATTAATACAAAAAAAATATCCAGGTATTGTTAAAAACTATATTAATGGCTTTGATGTTTTAATGAAACAAGATTTTTTTAAATTAAAAGACAAAAATATTGACACTGATTTAATGTTAATTGATAAAATTAATATGTTTTATAAATCTTCAAAAAAATTAAAAATTCAATTTAATGATGATGAAAAAAAATGGTTAGACAAAGTAGATGCTCTTAAATCATTTAATGATGTAATTAAACTTGCCAAAGAATTATATGAATTTCAAGAAAATGAAATTAAAAAATTATCTATGTTACCTGAATTTGATAATCACCCTTATGTT